AAGTATTTGTATTTTGTATCCCGGTCAAAATTGACCGTATGCAAAAGTACATATGTTGTAACTTATGTAAAATCAGTTGTTTCCCAATGATTTCTTTATATTATCCCAATATATTCTCAACATTTTCCCACTTTCCATCCTCTCATAGAAATTTGATATCATGTAGTTAACAGCACGTTTGGTTTTGTGGATATGAACGGCTATTTGTGAAGGGTACATGCCGCTTTCAGACAGGAGAGACACAAGAAGATACCGGGCATCCACTGTTTCCATGTTTTTATCAGAGGATAATATTTGGTCTACAGGCACTTCGGTTTCTTTTGAAACAATATTAATTATCTTGGCAAAGATTTCTGATTTGCACATAGTTTTTTCTAATTTTTATGCTTATCTTTGCCTCGCCACATAAAACATGAGATTTTGATGAACAAAGCATAAGATATTTATGTTGAAGATATTAGCCCCCAACATCAGGTATCTTATGCTTTATCATGTTTTTATGTGGCAATATTAATATGATGTATGTTGGGGGCTTTTTTTTTAATTCTTAGCCCCCGAAAGAACTGCTTTTGTTATTTTTGAGTAATCGCTACGCTTCTACTCGTAGCGTTGTGAGGATAATCCTCGGTATAGTTTCTATTTCATTTTGAACCTCCTTTCTTCTTTATCATCCAAATAATAATAAACAGCAATACAAAGATAATACCTAAAGAAAAATCACCAAAATTAATCTTGACTTCCTGCCACCATGTTAGCTCTTTTTCTACCGGGTAAGGAACTTGAACTTCACGCACACGGTCAACATATAAGGTATCTGTTCTTCCTCTATCCCTGTACTGCGTGCGCCATCGCTCAACGAATACCGTGTCACCCTTCTCGCGAATGTAGATGGAATCCTTAATGTGGATTGAATCTCTCTCGTGGATGGTGAGATACAAACTGTCTACACGTACAGTTTCAACAGGCACATACTTTACACTCCGGCATGATGAACATATTGCCAGCGTCAGCAATATGACACAATAAATTATGGTTTTCATAAGCTTGCAACATTAACATACAACCCTACCAAGCTGCTTAAGTCATGGGTCAATGCCTGACCGCTGTCCCTTGTGCAGATATACAATACGTCATTCTGAGTATAGTATTTGTCTTTGTATATCTCCATAGGAGGTGTATAGGGTATCGGGTCATCCTTGGTGCCTGATGCGGTCTCTACAACCACTTCGTAGAGTGCTGCCGTAGCCATGCCGGGATATTGGCTTTCCAAAACCATAGGGATATCTTGCCGGACCTTATACAGGTGTTCCTTGTAATTAACCTTCATTCCCTTGGATAAGGATTCGTCTATATATTCCGCCCAATCGGGATACAGCGATTTAACTTTCAAAGATTCGCTGTCTGTCAGGCTCAATGTCTGTATCTGTTTTTTGGCGGATTCCACCATGTTTTGTGCGGATGCAGCCAATATGTAATCAGCACTATAAGGTTGCGGTTCGTGATTCCATTCTTCCGATTCCATGATTTGTACGAATTCGGGGTCATCCATTCTGTAGGTGGGGAAGGAGTCCCTTGGGAAGAGGTTAACGAATTCTTCATGCAGCACTACTTTAGTGCCGTCTGCGTTGCTTCGCATTGTCGGCATAGCCAACAATCCATGTTGGGTCAGCCATTCCACTGTAACGATTGTATATCTCATTGTCCAATTATATTAGTTAATACGTAATCAATTAATTCTTGCTCTGTGAATCCGTCTGCCTCTGTTGGTATGGAGTCGAAGGCTATGGAGTTGTAGAAGGCGAGTTTGGCGTAATAAGCGACACCCACAGATGAATTGAAGAATACATGACGTTTTTTCACGGTTACTAAGTCATTGGCTGTCACAGTAACTATATGTTTAACATTGAGTAAATCATTGGCAACTATAGTAGTGTTAAGTTTACCATTAATGTAAACCTTCCCCTGTTTATTCATCTCTGAATTGTTTATGTTGAGAATGTATGCAACTCTATTAGGAAAGCTGTAGACTTGAAAGAGCTCATCTCTTTGGAATCTTTGGTCGTACAACATTATATTTGAAACCATCGGATTAACCGTCATAAACAGCATCTTCACTCCACTACTCAGATTCTCTACCAATCCGTAGTCATCTAAACCATCTGTCACTAATGCACCGGGATATTCGGGTATTTGAGTAATGGTGATGTCTGTGGAGTAGGGTTGGTCGGAGATAATGGTTACAGAACCATATCCCGGGTTATCGCTATTAGTCGTATCAAAGGCTATGTCGTTAACACCATTGGTTAACTCAATTCTTGTGCTTTCATTATTATATTGAGCCAAATAAACCTTATTTCCTTCTTGTATCCCTTCTATGTTCCATTTTAAATATAGAACTTTATTGACATTGTTTTTAACCCTGTAAAGTCCAAAGTCTGTAGATTTTTGAGTAGGTTTACCTTCTATTGAGTAATAAGATAGGTGACTCCATTTTATATTAGTATTGTTAGGAACAGTCTCAAACGTTTCATTCTTATACCCATCTACACCGCTCATCATGTCGAAGAGAAAGTTATTTAATTTCATCCTTCTTCCTTTACCCGACAAGTCCTGCAAGTAAGCAGACTCCTTCAATGTTTCGTTGGTCGCACCTTGCTTCTTTACGTCATAGTAGAAAACGATATGCTCCCTTATCCATTGAGGGATAGGGGAAGGCTTGGAAGCACCGCCACCCGAACGGATTTCGCCAATGTGATTCAGTGCGATTGTATTCAACCGCACCGAATTTAAAGATATTGTGTTAACCTTCATATCACTCCAAAATTAATGCCTTGACAGGCTTAACATTGCACTGAATCTTGATATGCTGCTCACCAATAATACCTTCGATGTTCTTCTGCCAAACTGTTCCAACCCCGTAATCGACTTCAAACGCCACCCAACTCTCACCGTCCAAACTCTGATACAATACCACCTTGGACGGATGTGTATCGAATACCAATTGCAAACCAAATGTAGACGCAGCAGGCTGAAACTTATACTCCTGATTGGAGCCGGATGCTGCAAAATTGCCGGTTATATCCTTTAATGCCATAATTGTAGATTTTATAAACTTAATACCTGTTTCCGATTCTTACCATCTGCCCTAAAGCTTACATGTACCCATGCGAAGTTGCTCTCATCAATCAACTGGTCATAAGGCAGATTCTTGCGGATATACTCAAACAACAGCTTATTCTGTTGTCTGTCTCCCGTATCGATATCGGCTGCTTCACCCTTCATGTGCTGAGAAGACTTGCTTCCCTTGACGGCTTCATTCAGCTCCGGGCAGCGATAACCGCTGTTTACTGTTATAGGCTTTCCCCACCATGTGCGTAATGGGTCCAATACGTTATCCACCAAGGCAGTAAGAGCCGTTACATGCTCCTGTCTGCATCTGTTGTTGATACCCAAGCGGTCGGCAGTCGTGGACTTGCACAGCTCCGCAATTGTAAAAAACTTCATTTCTTTTCCTCCTTAATTACTTCTTTAATATCTTCTTTGTCAACTTTTAATGTCTTGCCGAAAATCAGCCTGAACGCTTCGACAATATTCAGCTCGATTCCCTTCGGCTTAAGTATGTTGCTGATAATCGAGCACATTTCCAAGAAACATACCATCAGGCAGGAATACATATCGATGTCGTAACGGCTACCCGATGCCTTGTTTATCATCACCACCATGAAAACAAAGCTAAAGTATGTAACCATCTTGCCCATGGTTCGCCTTACCGCCCGACTGAACCGGACCTGTTCGCCCATTATGATACTCTTTCTCAGCCCGCAGGCTAAATCACATATAATCACGGCAGCAGACACTATCAGCCACGGAATCATGTGTTCTATACTCTCCTGAACGAATGCGGTAGCTATTCCTGCCAATCCTCCGGCTACGCTCTTATCGATGCCATCTCTAACTATTGCACTAATCATTTGTCGGATTAATTTTTAATGTTATATTTGCAAAACCTTGTTAACCGGACGAGAAAGCTAATCTTTATTCCCTGCCAGCCTGAGAAGGTATGCAGGGAATTTCCCTATCTTAGCCTAATCAAGATTAAACACAAGCTTGCTCGGATAGCCACGGGTATAGTCATAATTAATCAGCTCTTCAAGCGTACTTAATCCGGATACCTCGGATAGATGCTGCTGTGTGACATTATAGCATGATAATGCATACAACTCCAATTGGGCAAGCATCTGTAGTGCCACATCTATTGGAATGGTGTAATTAATCCCCTCAAACCAAAGAACGGTATCAGTCTTTTTGGTACTCTTCTCAATGTTGATGCTGTTCATCAGACCTACACGCATTTCCTTGGAGAGCCACATCTTCTTGCCGGCAAGGGTAAATTCGTTCACATGGTCAGACACATCATATTCTTTGATGCTTTTCTCCAGTTCCCGGACCAATGATTTTCTTACCGACTCTTCATCATTCGTATCACAGTCTGCCCATAATGTATCATATATATATGCTGTCCTTTCTACAGTACCTTCCATCGCAGGATAAGTAACCGTTTCCTCGTTGACGCATACCAATGCTTTCTTGCCTGAATAGCTTACTAAAGGCATACGTACATCAAATTCATTTCTTTCTGTTTTCATAATCATTCTGTTATAATTCGATAAAAGGGATAGCGAAACCTCCAGCGTAAGAATCTGCCTTAGCGTCAGCATAGTTACTGCAACTTCCTGTGCGAATTGAGGCGTTGTTGGTTTGAGCAAAACAGCCGACAGTAGTGCTATGCAAACTGCGTTCCCCTGCGGCTATATTTTCGTTGATGTACAACCATAGATAAGCATTTTCATAATTACGAGCCCCCCCATTAACAGTCTCCGCGCAGAAAAGCGAAAAATCATAATCTGATTTTTTCACCCATGATTCATTGGTAACAGGAAGATTTATTCCCGAATATTCCTTCTTTAAATCCAAACCTCTTTCCATGTCACTTTCTTCATTGTCAGGAACACGATATGTATAAGTAGTTCTTGCAGGAATTCTGCTCACATCTGATGCACAGCGGAATTGCACAGGCAGATTATTGCCTTCCGGATCCTTTCTGGCAATGTAATATGCTCCATCTAGTAGGCGAAATAATCCAACTAACGGAAGATTCCAACCTCTATATATAGGAATCGATCGTTTCAGAATACCGACTCCTGAATCCATTACCGTACCGTCAGACCATGCAACACCGTCAGCAAACTCCATCTTGGTGTAAGAGTTTACAACGGCTGTCATTACTCCGTCTGCCATTCCTTCACATCCGGGGACATTTCTCACCACGTAGTAATGCTTGCAGGCTTCCATGCCTGCGCCCGTAGACAGGTTGACAGAACCATCGGTTGTACATGACACATTGCCTTCCGGGTCTAGAAAGAATATATTCCCAATACTTCCTATCTTTGACACGAGTCCTGCCTTGGATATACCGTTCAATAGTCTTTGGGCTTCCATTATTTCTAAGAATCCGTACCATGAGTTTCCTGTTACTCCACCAATCAAACGCTGTTTGTCAGATGAACCTGATAGAGACACTGCTTTATCGCCTAATAAATTAATGTATTTAACTGTACCTCCGGCTATCGCCTTCCATCCACTATTTGCAGAAATTTCATTATCTGCAAATGTTTGTGCATCAACACTATCCAAAGTGGTACAACCTACACCAAACAGGTTTAACCGGGTATGTGCCCATGTGCCTATCTCAAAACTCATCAGACAAATAATGATTTCATAGAACTCATAATACATTCCCATATTTGGACGATTGGTCGCTTCGTCTGCATTCTTTGCCTGTGCATTCTTGATTGCTTGTACTGCGGACACATATTGTGTCGGGAATCCTCCACCACTTGTTTTGTAGCTTTTTTTGAATATCTTCAAAGGTTCGGTGTATGTCCCGATTGCGTTCTTATTATAGACATAATGGGCGCAATTTCTTACATCACCTTCCAACTTGGCGGTAACACATTCACCGGGGACGATGGCAAACGGTCTGATTCGCTTTGCTTGCTTCCCTCCGATACCAAAGGGCAGCAAGGACAATGCCACGATGTTATATTCCCCTTCCGTACCTCCCTGTGGCGTATATTGCATGGTGGTGCGTAAGTAATACAAATCGCAATCGGTGAAGTTCATTACGTCTCCATCGGTCCCGTCTATGGCAATATCCCTGCCATCGACAGATTGAGTAAGTCTTCCCGGTGCACATTGTTTTAGCAACTTGCCATTCTTAAACACTCCAAGATGCAGATGTGACGCCAACGAGCGAAGTTTCGATGTGTTCCCAAATGTAACCTGTGCATCCGGGTCCGCACTTCCGTTTACTCTTGCGAATCCACATGCACCCAAGGCTTCCAGCTCATTTGCCAGTGCTTCGATAGCGGTTGCGTTGACTTCCTCAGCTGCTTGTGCACGTTTTGTTTCATCAAGAATTCGCTCATTCAATTCGGCTAGCTCTTCCGTAAGGTTTTTACGCGTAGTCGGATGTACCACCGCATCAGTGGTTGTAGCAGGATAAATAGTCTGCCCGCTTTTGATAAGTTTATGAATTTTAGCCATATAATTCTTATTTTAATTTTGTAAATTTATTCTTTATCGGTTTCCGATTAAAGGAAACCACTCAATACATCTTCGTATTCCTTGTCGGAAATTGGAGAGGAAGAAAGCATCTCATTCTGCACATCCTTTACCACAGAGTCCTTTAATTCGGCACGCTGTTCCTCTGTCATGGAATCCCATGTCATTGGATCTCCCTTATCGCCCTTCTGATAGTTAGGATAAACGTCAATTGTACCTGTACTGTCATCAGATTTGCCATTGACAAGAACGATGCCTGTAAACTCCATGGATACAAGGTTACAGATACCATCAGCAAAATCAGCATCAGTAAGGTAATACTCGCGTCTGACCGTCAGGTTGCCCGTACGCATGCCATGATTATCAAACACAACCAGCAGGCTTTCATCATCCAGCCTGCGACAGTTCTTGTAGTCGTGTCCGTCAAAAGAGACAACAACGGGTTTCGACAATGCTGTCTGATAAGTAAACCGGAAAGGAGTTTTCAGGTCTCCATTCAGGTTTTTCTCTATGATTTTAAAATCGGACTGATAATTGATTCTCATAACTATAATATTGATGTCACATCGTCAATTTCCACGGCAGACAGATACTTCTTATCAGCGTCTACGGTTTTCTGATAAGCTGTTAAATCAGGTGCCACGTATCTTTTCAACGCATCGGTAGATAATCTTCCGTTTGTATTCCCTTCCTGAAAGGGTATGTTCTCCTTGCCGTTCGGCATTGTCCGTGCGTCAAGCTCGTTAATCGTTTTTCCTGCCATAATTATTTGTTTTACATTATAAACATTCTGCCAATCTCCGCCAATACGGTGATGCCATTAACCTTGATTTCCCCATCTTCATTTTTCCCGATTGCAAACTCCTTATCCGAAGGTATAACTTCCGCAATGGAAACCAAATCATCGTCCGTGAGTGCCCTTTCGCTGACTGTATAGTCATTGTCTGCCGAAGCGCATTCTCTTGCTTCTTCAAACTCGCGCATCAATGTTTTTTTCATTTCAACATAAGAGAGGTATTCCTCACTCTGCTTAATCGACTCAAGTTCCTGTTTTTCTTCGCTGCTTATGTTTTCTTTCTTCTCCAACTCATTCACTCGTGGGAAGGCTTGGGCGTCATAGCCTTCGGGTTTCAGCTTGGCATAGATACCGCGCATATCCTCGTTAAAGCTCTCCATTGCCCTTTCGTAGGCTACGAGATTCAAGATAATCTTCACCTTCGTTTTATTGGCAAGTGGCGCACCCTCATCCGATTTCAGCGGCACGAGTTGCAAAAAACTCATTTTTCTGATGATTTCATTGATTTTCATTTTGCGCCTCCTTCCTTGGGGATGGAAGACAATATGCTTCTAAGCATACTCTCTATATCTTCGATGGGAGCTTTCATGCCTACTGTCATGGTAAACCCTGTGGGCATGATAGAGGCTGTGCCAACATAAGCATCTCCATCCAATACGATATATTGGATATCATTGGTTGTGTTGTTTGAGACCTCACCGTTTTCATAAAGCCTTGTAATACTTTCTTTTTTTCTTATCAGTTCCATATCTGTATAATTTAATGATTAGTATATTCTTTACTGTATCGGTCCGGGGTTCGGGTCAAGCTTGAGCGGGAACGCCTTCTTCGTGTACTCGTTCGTATTAAGCTGTAGATATACGTAGTACTCGCCAAGAAAATCAGTTAAGGTGAATGTCCCGAATATTTCAACCTCTCTGTCTTGAATCAGATTGAAATCCTGTAATTTTTCCCTGCTCATATCTTCATCCGAAACCACACGCCTTAGTGTAATCCAATTATTAGTAAGCGTTTTACTACCGACTGAATAATACGTAAGTTTAAGATTCCATTTAACCGCAGTGTTAAGCCCGGTCATTGAGTTAGTCACATATTCGGCTGTCAGATTGATTACCAAACCACCCGCTTCTTCTTCCGATACATACTTAACCCTGCCGGGAGAGCAGTTCATGACAGGCAAAAACAGATTAGCCTTGTCCGCCTCGATGATACTTTCAATCTTATTCATACAAAAAAACGGATATACATCGTAGTATTGACCAAGTGTCAGACCATTGGCAGGCATCTCTAATGTAACCCCCGCTCTGACATTAGCCAGTTTCCTCACAATTCTGTTGGACGAGTCAACCAACATCGCCCCAAACCACCATGTATCAAGGTTGGTAGCGGATTCTATGTCGGACAACTCAACCGAGCCGGGACCTGATTTATCTGCGGTAGTAACATTTCGAGCAAGAGAGCACGATATAGAGCCATACATAGACGCCTTGGAATCGCAATAGAAGCTATGGAATGGCGGTTGCGCATCATGCTTGTACAGCAAGAAATCTGCCAACCTGTACGGACTCGCACTTCCTCCCCAAGGTCTCTCATAGATATATCCGTTCATCTTGTTTCCCGTATACAGCTTGGGGATTTCCTCATAAGACGCTACAGGGGGCGGCTTAATGCCGCAATTCCTCATCGAGCCTTTCCACCAAGCTCCTTCACCGTCAGATGGCATGCTCCTGTCAGGAGCAGCAGAGGCAATATGGACAGGCTTGCATCTTGACCACATATTAATCTCATGGCTCGTGCATAACCCGCTCACATTCGTTTCAGACGTCCCAAGAACGGAAGCAACGTCACTCCTCAGATTGACAGGAGACGTAATTACGTTATTCGAATTAGCCATATCAGTAGAGCAGTAACAGGGTTATATAAGTCGAGATAAAGGCACACATCTCCATCCAAAACACAGGCTTCCTGAACTTAAGGCATGCCAATACGATTACACCGCCAAGGAAGGTTATAAGAGGGACGTACCAAAAACTCATCAACACTTGCCATACAAGAGAGGCAAGCGCGCAGATTCCCGCGCTTACATAATGGATATTGCGGTTATAGTCCTCCTTGAACAAGGGAGCCGAGCCGACAAATGCCAATGATGCACTTGCGATGAACGCCAGGAATTGGTATTCTTCCTTGCTGGCTTCGATGAACGATGCAACCAGCAGGGAAGATTCGGCAAGACAGAAGAGCGTGAACAGCCAACCCCTCTTTCCAAGCCGATAGTATGTGTCACTGATACTTGCAGGGATGCCATACATCCCGACTGTATATCCGATATAGGATACAAACAGAATAATCGAAACAATCAATAATGTAACCATAGTTTTTAATTTATAAATTTACGTTTCAAATCATCAATCTCTTTGTGCAGCTCAATTATCTGAGCCTGCAATACTGCCGTATATTGGGCATAGTTCACGGACAGGTAGTGTTCTTTCGTGCTGCCTTTAGCTACCAGCTCAGGATACAATTCTATCATGTCCTGTGCGATAAACCCTATGCTTTCCTTTCCATCCTTGATATAGCTGACAGGGGTGATGAACCCTCTGTTCCGTAGCGGTTTTATACTTGATTTTAAGCGGGCGTCCGAATAAGCGGTAATCTCACCGCTTGCAAGGAACGAACCCTGGACAACCACCCTGTTATTAGAGGCTTCAAGCTCCAATCTAATCCCCGGGCTGTTACCTCCATCATCATTAGACACTGCTATCAGCATGGTTCCCCATGTGTCGTAATTAGGTCGATACGTGCCAATGGTGTATCTTGTTTGCCAACCAACACCGTCCAATGTATCCTCCCAGCTAAGAATCGGTCTACAGGAGTCGTGCATCATCAAGGATAATTGGTTAGCCCTGAATACGGCATTGTCCGGATTGAAGTATATCGGCCATTGTAATTGCCAACGGTCTGTCATCGTGCTTACGAATGATGCTCTGCATTGAAGATTGTTGTAGCAATAGAGATTCGTGATATTAACAATACCGTCCGACTGGAACTGAGCTACACGCCCTGCCGAAGTGTAGAATGCGATACCGTAATATCCCGACATGTGCACAAAATTGTCATTCCCTGCAAAAGATAAACCATTCCAAGGACTACCCCCATCGTGAGCATTATCAGGTTCGCTGCCAATTATGGTGCACCCAACCTTATTCGCCCAAACAGTACTCCACATATTGCTATTCCATCCACCGCCAAGGCTCTTGCTTCCCGATGTGGGAATCAGCCCATCAGAACCGAAACTGTAACCGAATCCCGAACCATTAAGGGATATTTTTTTGCTTCCGTAGATAGTCAATGAATCATCAGACGCCTCCTTCAAGTATACGTAATCACCGTCACCGAAGTTTATTTTGTTACCAAAATTCCCGGCTTTGTTCAGGACTATATTATTAGTGGTCGTAGTTCCGTTTATCGCAAGGTTGCCTGTTATCGTCCCGCCTGCCAAAGGCAGGTACTTTCCTGTTATAATATCATCCTCCAATTGGGACAGTTTTGTCGGGTACGCAGGAAGAGATATCACCCCATTGGATACATTGTAAAGAGTCGTGCCCAGCTTTACCTGCTTGGCATATACACTGCCCAAGTCCGGTATGTGGGAAAAATGGATTCTCTTGGACGTGTCAGACTTGGCAAGCTCTTCCCACATGGCATCTATATCCAAACCGCCACCGCCTTTTTTATTCGTCCACTTGTTTTTGATTGAGTCGTAGGTCAATACCTGTCCTTCCGATAGAGGAGTAACCAGGTCTACATCGTCCAGCATGCCCAATGAGGTTGCACCACTTCCACCACCGGTTGTCGAACCGAACGCAGCAAGGTCTCCCGTAGCGTAGAAATTAACCATAGACCCATCATCCTTCTCTACATATACGGCATTATTGGCTGCGTCATATTTCAGCAAGGCATTACCGATTTGGACAGAATTGATGGCTTTTATATGAGTGAACGGATATTGAGGTTCCAATATATATTTGAATTCTGCCGAGCGCAAGAACTTAAATGCCGACAGTAATACACCGACCGTTTCCTCACCGACAAAGAATGACAACGGGTCTGCATGGAGTGTACCATCTTCTTCCCACCAAAGTGCACCGTTGGCAAAGTAACCCGTACCGTCAAAGCGCACAAGACCTTTGGCAACGTTTTCCGGCACGCTGCTTTCCGGATAATCGAATTTGTCCAGCATGGAACCTCCCCACCAGGAAGCAATACCTCCGCCACGCTTGTCGGATTGGTATACACCGTTCGTGCCGCTCATTATCTTGAAACCGCTTTCCGAGGTGTATCCTAAAGCTAACAATGAGGATTGAATAAGACCACCCTCAATATTGGTATATTCCTTAAGTGCTTTCGTCAGATAGGATATATCTCCTATATTCTTTGATATTTCCTTGATGGCTTCGTTAAGCTTGCCCTGTATATAATTGTTCGCAGCATTGACATTGGCAATAAAATCACCGTACTTCAAGTTGAACGCTGAATACTTGCCATCCACCATAGCCACTTCGGTAGCTGTGGTCTTACCGTCCTGAATCACACCGTTAATGGTGTTTATAAGCTCCTGTGCCGAGCTATTGAACAAGCGGTACGCGGTTTCCAACTCCGTCTTTACCACGCCTTCATCAAGAAGCTCATTCTCTATAATCTTATTATAGGATTCTGTTACATCGTTTTTGATGGAATCAATATTATTCAGGTATTTTTTAATCGCAGCCGCTTCCCCTCTGTCTACGATACCATCATTGAATGCTTCATCGGTAAAGTCCTTCATTGAACTTACAGTACTGTCCAGCTTTTCAGCCGCTTTCTTCGTTTCTTCGGCTATTTTCTTTGCTTCTTGCGCCAAAGTGTCATCAGTGTATTTTGATGCAAGCTCCCAATGGGAGATACTAAATGCTTCCCCTGCCTTTTTTGAAGTGTTCGCTCTGAGCATATCGTCCTTGTAAGTGCTACCATAGGTCGCATTTACCCACATATCACCTATGTCGTATGCGTCCGAATTCTGCGGTTGTCTCACAAAGATGCGTCTTTTCCCATCTGCGGTATCCTGTGCTTTTTGAGCGTTTTCCAAAGCCTTGACAATATCCGTATCGGTAATGGCATTCCAATACCATCCCTTTTCTTGTTCATATTGGAACCGGTATGCTTTTCCCTCCTTGCTATAATAGAGGTCTCCCAAATGATTGTTCATCTTCTCATCTGTATCCCAATCGGATGCGGGAAGATTTTCAAGGGTGGGCACCGGGTCGTAAAACCATGTTTCTATCGCACCGTCAACCTGATTCTGGATATTATCTATTTCCTGCTTGATGTATTCTTTCAGAGGGTCTAAATCCTCAATGTACTTTTCAGATGCTTTTTTGAGAGCATCTTCGATGGTGTCTCCATTGCCGATGGTAGTACCGACCGACAGCTTTCCTTTCAATTCCACGCCTTCACCTTGGGTGAACTTAACAAAGCTGTTACCATCACGGTCCCCAATATACGCATCACCGTACACATGGAAAAACGCCTTGTTGTTAGTTTTGTCTACGCCATACTCAACATACTCCTTGTTCAAGTAGGAGTAGGAGTCTATACCGTGATACAGAGTAACACTCGGGCTGAACACATCGGTAGAAGAGAAAACAATGGCATTCTGTGCGTCAATATTGCTTTCATCCGTCACGTCCTTGTTGTCAATGCCTTTCCATTTGATTCGTGCACCAAGGTGGGCTACAGTATCACCCTTTGCCGGAATGTCACTGCCTGTGTCGCAATCCGCCATGCTGAGGTCAATATAGTGCAATTTGTATATGCCGACATTGATAGGCTCTTTGCTTGCCCCTACACATAAACGCCAATAATAATGGTTCGCTACCTGTTGGTATTCTCCCGGTTTTTGTATGTTGAAGTTTTTGCTCTGTATCTGGAAGCCTGCACGGAAGCGGTTCTCCACTTCCACACCGTCCTGCTCGGCAAGGAAGAAACATCTGTACACGCCTTCGGGAACGCCATTGTCTACCGTTTCTTTATCCATCAATTGGAGTTCACTGCCATCTGCAAGCAATATAGGATTCCCGTCTGCCATTGAAAGTATGGGCGTTTGTTCAATGGTGCCCTTGGTCCAAACATCAATAAGCGTAACAGCACCACCCGAAGTTAGAAGTATCTTTCCACCTACAGAATTTACATCTTGTATCTCCAATGATTCGAAATAGGCTTTCATGCGGACTTTCAGTTTATCAACCTCCGCATAGGTTTGACCTGTTTCCTTATCAACCATTATGATACCACCTGTACTACCACTGACAAATTTCCCTATTTCAAAAGCTTTGTCAGAGGATAACTTGTGCGGGGTACGGTCATCTTTATCTTTTCGCAAGAACATGCTTAATGAGCGCAAAGCCGAGAATGCATTATTGTCGGTAGCCGGTGTGGAATCATTTCTTTTAATCAGATAAACCCCACTGCCCCAACCGCCTGTATAAGTCTGACCTTTCAGGGTAAGAGATTCTATCTTGCCTTCGAGGTCCCCTATACGCGAGTAGGCTGCCGTCTCCCCTACTGTATAAATCGGAGAATCATAAGGATAGTCAAGATTAAACTCGTATCCGATAACCCTTGACTGCCTTCCGTTCTCAAAATAAGCCTTATTGATTAAGTTAACCTTCTGACCGATGCCGTAGAGATTGTGCACTCCGTCCTCACTGTATGCGACATCCGACATCATCTTACAGTTATATGTAGAAGGGTCTATCTTGGATTTGGCTACAGCTTTCTCCGCTTCGGCTTTCAGCTCTTGTTCGGCGGCACCCACAAGCCCCAGTTCGGTTATTTTCGTACTGTCCCAACCGGATAGAATATAAGTATCCCCATTCTCAGGAATAAGCACTCCGTCCGGAAGCGGTCTGCCGTAGTTCTCATTTCTGACTATTTCCCAAAGTTGTTCATTCTTATTGTCAGGGTCGAATGTCACAGCGAATTCCATACCATTCAACTTGCCGGATTGGAAAATGATTTTCAATTCCTCACCGGGAAGGATATAGTCCTTTGAGAAGGTAATGCCGGTATCCTTGAAGCGGTAGGCATTCCATTTTTCCTCGGTGGTTGTGCCGTCCTCATTCTCCACCTTGTCTGTCACCTCAATAGTTGTGACATCCGACATGGTGCCGACCCTTCGGGGATAGACTTCATCGAAGATAACCACTTGTTCAATGGCTTCCTCGGTAGTCATATCAGGATAAGCGTCTATGTACGGAGTTCCGTCGGGCAACATTAAGCGTTTTTGCACAACGCCGTTCACAACCACCGACTCATCAACCGGACGGTAGTTGGAAGGGATATTCCTTGTGGAACCGAAAGCATATATTCGGGTGGCGTAGGTCGATTGGGAATCGGAACGTGACATCTCTACAACGTTCACCCCGATTTCAAAGTTAACCGCATCGCCAGACTCGCAACGTCCGAAATGGATGATGTTTTCAGTCACCCAACATTCGCAATCCCATTTCTTCGCCATCTCAAAACAGGCGTCAAGGATGTTGATGTTGTCATAAGTCATCAGTTGTGATTTGTTTTCGACTGTGGGGTCAATGGAGACAACAAAATCTTGTCCTTTGTATGCGTACCCAAGAGCTTTCAAATTTCTAAGGACTATACCAGCTTGTACGTCAAGCGGGGCGGTCAGGCTCCAGGACGCTTCCTGCCCGGCAGTCTCTGGGGTATATTTGAAGATTTTGTTTTTCCATTTCCAGTAATAGGCATCAAGCCTTAATTCGTAATCGTAGCCGGCGGTATCTGCGTTGAATGCGGGCTTCTGCAAGTCGCACACCTCGAACAATCCGAAGTCGCATTCCACGTATGAGCCAAGTTTGAAATATATAGGATTTTCCAAGGAGAACTTTAATATGATGTGATCCTCCTTCATCAGAGTAAACTTATGCTTGCAGCCTCCATTGACCGAAGTTGTAAGCAAGATAGCACCGGATATGCCTTTGATGTCGATTTGTTCCATGCCTTCAAAGTTCGCACATAAAAAAAAGAAGCCTTAAAAAATAAGGCTTCAAACTATGACAATGGGCAAAATGTCACAAATTAAGTTCTGCTTGCCGGATTTGGCTCATTAAACTTTGCTGAAATTTTTCCGAAAGTCCTACCTAAGCTCTGTGCATAAGTGATATTTTTACCGAGATAAATCAGATGATACATCTCACTACCGTTAGCTGGAACTTGAATATCAACCTTGCCTTTATAAAGTTCAACAAAGAAAGCTTTTTTCTTTGCTTGATAGTCGGATTGGGATTTTCCTTCAATTGTAAATGAAAGTGTTATTTCCCTCTCATCTATTTTAGGGTCATTGACTATCACACGTTTCCCATGTTCTAACCGGGATTTATTTTCTATAAATTCTTTCATGGGTGATGATGCACCAAGTACATCAAGAAAACCTTTTCCCATTTTTACGCCCCATATAGCATAGGCATCTTTATTGTTTATCAATAGCTCAGCCATAATTTATAATTTTGAAGTATTACGTTTGACTTCGGCAATATCCGCTTTGATTTCTTTTAAGTATTTAGCTGAATTGCCTGTATTTTCTGAAATCTGTACCAATTCAAGATAGGATTGCGCTATCAAATCCCGCGTATCATCAGCAATATTTCTTGTTTCCGTATTTATGGAAAGTAGAGCATCTGCTTTTACTGTTAGTAGATTAAGTGATTGAGATTGAATGATAGATTGATTCTTTATCTCTTCTCCTGCAATCTGCAATGCTGTAAACCGCCCGTTCAACTCTTCGCCGGTATCTTGGTTCATTGCCTGAAAGCCTTTGGATGAAGCTGACTGCGATGTTGATTCTTGCGAAATTTTATCATATCCGGTTGCGGCAGCAAGCTCGTCACGCAGTTTCATGGCTTCATCCACATAACCCATGTACTCATCCATCAGCTCCTTACGCTCATTATCATCAAGCTTACCATCATCTTTCATGGCTTCACCGAATTTGTCATACCATGCCCTCAGCTTGTCACTGAACTGTTCACCGATGGCGTTTGACAGCATTGCCTGCATGAAATATTTGGATACGTCATCAGCAACATCCTCAGCACTCTTCTCCATGTCCATCAGGCTGCTTACAAAACTGTCATACATGGAATCAAATGACATCCCGGTTAGCCCTTCATAAAGATTATCGGTCAACTCATCCAGCTTGCCAGCCTGTTCAATATAATCATTAAGCTTATCGGTCAGGCGGTCACCGTATCCACCTTTGCCGGTATTCTGAATAGTTTCCCACATATCAACTGTCTCACGGAGCATTTTCATTTCTTCTGGGGTAAGATTCCAGATATCACCATTCCAGTCACGACCGATTTTGCCACTCAGACGGTCTATCTGTTCCTGCGAAAAACCGCTCCAATAGTAATTCCAGCTATGATGAGAACCGGAATAACGTGCTTGTTCCTGCGCTATACGCTTGTAATTATCATTAGTTTCTTTTTGATACTTATAAGCATCCCGGTATGCGGCAACAGACTGTATCCCCTTGCTTGCCTTCATTTCGTCAGTCAGGTCTTCGATGGCAGATTGTAACGTCTCGTTACGGTCTGTCAGCCTGTTAATGGCTTCCTCGACCTCTTTCCTGTTCCCACCGACGCCAAACCATGAATTGAATCCACCAAAGGTAACAGTATCGAGAATATTACCTATATGGCTGAATGCGTTCTGGATGGGCTTTACGATAATATCTCCACTAAGAACATCATCAAGAATCCCTTCAATCGCTCCAAACAAAGTATCTTGCAGAGAAACGAATATACTTGAGAATCCGTCTTTCAACACATCAAGAATGGAAAGAACTCCACTGATTATCCCGGCGGGGTCTATATTGGCAATGGCATCGCCAATCTTTCCACCAAGTCGCTCCCCGATATCCTTGATACCATCAAACGCTTGCGACAGGGAGCCGGACTTGAGTTTATTCAGACCTCCAGCAAGCCCTTCAAGTGCGCCTCTTACTTTCTCAGAGGAAGTTTTGAGAGTTTCGGCATTTTCAGAAGCCTTTTCTCCAAGTGTCTTCACGCTTTCGGATGCTTGATTGAATAAGGTCTGTGCTTCATCCACTGCTTGCTGTGCAGATTTAACGTCCCCACCATTCTCCTGCGCCTTTTTAAGGTTTTCCTTCGCCTTGACCAATGCGATTGTGGCTTCAATTTCGCGCTTCTGCGCGTTGTTATAAGCGTTCAGACTATTGCGATAAAGTTCCAAATCCCTTGCAACATCCTTAAACATGTCCTTCCCAAATGTACCGGACTGCTTTTCTAATTCTGAAAGAATATCGTATATCCTTTGTTTCTCTTCAACGGAAGAATTCTTGAACTCGTCCGATTGCGTGATTTTTTTTAAGTTGTCAATAGTAGGCTGTATCTGTTCCCGAAGCATTGTTCCCAAATCACCGAACACACTTTGCCAATCGATGTTTTGTTGTGCCGCTTTGACATCGATATCCAAAAGCGCGGAATCACGTTCTTTTTCCAATGACAGCCGTTCGCCTTCGCTTTGAGCTTTCCTTATCTTCTCCGCATACTCTTCTGCGATGGCTAACTTCTGCTGCTGGAATGTGCCGTATTCTTTCAGGTAGTTGCGCATAGCCTCGGCTTGGGCTTCTGCTTCCTGCTTGTGCGTTTCCGTCACAGCTTGTTGATATCTCTTGAAAGCGTTTTCTTCGGCTTCGTCAAGCAAGGGAGACTGCTGTCCATAGATTCCGTCTTTCTTTGCCTTTTCACGGGCGGATTCTATCGCATCAAGCTCTTTCTGATAATCCAAATCTATCTGCACCAACTTCTTTTCTGTCCCATCTTCCATCAGATTGATTTCATCCTGTTGGTTCTTACGACGGATGGAAAGAAGTTCTTCAGCAAGTTGCTCTTGTTGCTTGCGTTGTTCGTCGGCTTCTCTCTTCAATTTTTCCCTTGCTATTGCTTTCAGTCTAGCTTGTTCAGCATCCAGTTTAGCTTGTTCATTATCCGTTACTCCTAACCCTTTTAGTCGTTCTTCTCTTTCTTTACTAAACTTTTCAGACAATTTCATCAATATATCAAATGTTGATTTTGCCTTATCAGAAGCCATAAGTTCTTTACCTGCTCTTCCTTCTGTATATTTCCCGGGATTAAATACATTACCACCCTGAATAGCCCAATCCAAATTTCCCAAGACATCAACACTTGCATTCCAATAGTCCCAAATATTGGCTCCTCCTTGCAATATTTCATCGGCAGCTATACCGTGTTGAAAAGCTTCTTCTGCTTTTTTTATCGCTAATTGATAAGCCGCTGCTGCTTTTGCTCTTAAGTCAAGAGTCTTGATAAACTGGTCCGTTCCAGAAGAAAGAATTTTTTCGGCATCATTAACATCATTAATTGAAACACCAAGTTCGGAAAAAGCATCTCTATTTTCATATATGAAAGTTTTTTGTTTTGATAAATCACCATCTAATTCTTTCCATTTGGATTGCAATTTATTCAATGTCGCTATACTATTACCATACCCATTATTATTTTCTGCAATGTATTTATTTAATTCTGAGGTCGCAGCTGAGAGAGGTGCTATGTCATCCTTAGCTTTAAACAATGAAGAAACCCATTCCCCAACCTTATCTCCATGAGTTGTGAGCAAAGTAATGCCTACAATTAATGCAGATTGCCAACTAAATAATGATGACGCAACTTGCTTCCAAATAGGGATACCTTTCTTCCCTGATGCCTTTAACTCTTCATTGGCGGCTTTTGCACGTTTGATTTCATCAGCCAATACAGGAATATTGTTTGAGATGGCAAGAAAGAACGTATTCAACCCCATAGCAGCAGAAGGAAGTTCACGTACAATCTGTTGTACAGACATATTTAAGCCATTGAAACCGCTAGCATAGTTACCTACATTACGGCTAAAAACACCCATAGATTGCTCGATTTCACTTATTTCTTTGTGAGCTTGCTGGATAGAAGCTATTAAATTCGCTCCTTTACTACTATTACGCATTTCGGCGGACATATCAGCATAAGCATCTTTCATTCTGATAAGTTCTTGTCGTAACTCATTTAAAGAACCTGTAGCCGCATTATGTATTTTTATTTGTGTCCTCACTTCGCGTGAGGCATCACTTCTTGCTATTTTTAACTGTTCTATAGCCAGCGTGAGCTGTTTTATCCGTGCAGATTCTGCAATAGTATATTCTGCATCTTTCCCTCTGCTCTTTCTTGTCTTCTCTATTTCTTTTAATTCCTTGGAATATAAACCTATTGCATGGTTTACTTCATATTGCGCATTGACATTTTTCAATAATGAACCAGATGTCTCATTAATAATTTGTTTTAGTTCATCATACGCCTTAGCCTGTGCCTGTACGCTTGCTGTTTCCGCATTATTCGCAGCTGTGTTTACATTACCACTACCAGATTGCGGATTCATACCTGCCGCTTTTGAAAGCTGCTCCTGCGCCTTGATAATCTTTTCCGAAGTATCATTTATACGTCTTGTAGAAAGCATGATTTTGCCTTCTGCCTCAGACACTTTATTTACCAAAGCATCGTATTGCCTCATAAGGGATTTCAATTGCGCCTCCATCCCTTTGGCTATATCAATATCAACTTTCACATTGATACTTTTCAATGCCTCCTTTACATTCTCGATTTCTTGCTTCAATCTTTGAAGTTTCCGAATATCACTGTCTATGTTTGCGAATATACCTGCCATTACCTAAAATATTTTCTTTTTTACCATTCTTTTTGCATATTGAATAGCCGAATCTAACACATCAAACCCCTTTGATTGAACAAAACTTGCATAATTCATACCATCAGCCAAATAAAGACCGTCTTCTTCCTTGCTATGGTATTGTAGATAATATGTGGTGTTTTGAACAGCTTCCATATTAGAGCCTTTGCCATAAACCTCTAAAGCAATGATTTTACCATTTCGCACGACACAAAAGCCCGGAGCATTACGCAGATTCCATGTATGGTTTTGATATATCCTCGGGTATTCTTTGGTACCACTGGCATTATGAGCTATACGGATTGCCTCCCTGCCTATTTCAATCAGTCTATTGAAATAAACGTCCTCAATTTGCCGCTCCAGTTCGTCTAAGCCTGATATGTCTCCATGAAATTCCATTAATTGTCAAATTCTCTATTCTTAAACATATCTTCATCCAAAACTTCTTTCATCACGTCACCATAAGCTGTATGAAGCTTATCCTTTTGCATAATCACCATATTCCTATATGGTATCTTATATACCACTTCATCATAGGACAGATGCAGAGACTCAATGAACGATGCAATCTGTCCAAGTAAACAGTCATTTCCTACTGCTTCTGTTTTGCTGTCAAATTTGCTACGTTCTTGGCTAAAATTGACAGCTTGCAAAAATTTTCCACAGAAATCATTGATAGCCCAATTGCTAACGCTTCTACTACTTCGTCAAATGTACCTTTAGATAGTTCTTCACTTAGCTCTTCATTGCCTTGGATTAGCCAAGATAGAGCTTTTGACGCACATTTAACATCCTTCAATGAACGTAGCATATCCATTACCGTAGTCCCATCCTTTAAATCACTCAGATAATATCCCGCTCCTGCTATCTTATGAATCGTAGGAGGGTGAATCACATAAACATTATCATTCACAAATACCGTTTCAAAGTCTTTCTCTAAAACGGCTGCATTAACTATTTTTGCTGCATCCATAAGTTTAAATTAAAATGGTGGTAAGCAACCACCCACCACCATCCGAAAACGATCTATTACATTCTAATAAAAATATCATCCACCTGCGTCAATTTTTGTACCATCAAACAGGTAATCGCTCTTCACCCCGGCATTAGTGTTACTCATTGCCACCGCAGTGACTCCTAACCCGATATTCTTTTCTGCTTGGGCTCCCTTAGCGATAACAGCAGCATTAGTAAAGACAATATAATTACCTGTTTTTGTTTGAGCCACAATGCCTTGATTGATAATACCGGGAGTATCGGAAGCAGCCCAACCTGCATCAGTATCCACCTTTTCTCCGCCTTGCAAGGCTACTTTGTCATCAAAAGTCCATTCTCCCATTGTAAATGTAATGGTTTTGGCTCCTTTTTGTGTAACATCACGATAGTAAATTTCTCCATTTAACTCATTAATATAGTCAGTATAAGTAGGGTCATCCTCTGTATACTGCCATGTGTCTTGATGTGAGTTTTTTACTTCAGTCATGCTACCGAGTAGAGTTTTTAAGCTTGTTTTGGTTACGGCTTCACTAATAACATCACCGTACCAAATCTTTTTTATCCCGATAAATGGTTTCATATTATTTTACATTTAAAATTTCAAACGATAATTTTATGCTCACATAACTACATTTTAAAGCGTTATCTCTTTCAATGCCAAGTGATGACTTAGATATCATATACCAACTTCCGTCAAAATCGCAAACTATTTCATCCTCAATCCACAATGCAGACAATCTTTCCAATTCGTTTAATCTTACCGTGTTAACCTTTCCCAGATAGTCCGGCACACAAATACTCACGTATACAAAGGTTTTCTCCCAATAAGTGTCTGGTTCAATCGGAGTTGAAGTGATAATGACTATAGCTTCGTCTTTCAAAGGCGCATCGATTGAATTCCAGCTGTCATAAATAGCCTTAATGCCGAAATCCTGAACTTCTTTGAAAATAATCTTATATATATCCCCTGTTACTATCATACCCAAATGTCACAACGTCCTTTCAGTTCTTCCGAATAGCACTCAGCATTTTTGATTACCTTGCCTTTCCCTACAACCTCTTTCGTTTCTTTATCCAAACATCTTACTTTTGTGTCTAATGCTATTTTCTTGCCTTCATACACTATATGGTAGGAATAAACCCATAGCTTGCCATTTACCGATACTTCCTGCTGTTGGGAATTATCATGGCAAAAGCATTCTGTAAATTCATTCCACGACTCTCCGCCTGTGCCGGGTATCGGTCGCCCGTACTCGTCATTGTCTGGCGGTATCACCGTTCTTACCATTAATATATGAGGCGCTTCGTCTAACATATCACAAAAAAGTCACTTTAGGTTTGTCCGAGTTCAACTCATCCTTCAATCCGTACTGTTTGCACATCAGGGAATAATAGTCTTTGATACCCTGAATGTCCCAAGATTGTGATTTGGAGTGCCCGTTTTCCGATACGGACTTGGAACTACCACGCAGTAAGAGGGTAGGGATAAACTTTACCATACCGACCGAAACATCCCTGAATTGGCTGTTATTTAAGTTTTCTACATCATCTTCTCCAACTACTCCTGATGGCTTTAGGATTGTAAGGATATTGGCATCACTCAAAGTAATGCCAAAATCCCTGAAGGACTGCTTTATGTAATCAAGTACTTTCATCCTAGCCTAGCATTGTGTCCAAATCCACAATTACAATTTTGTTCGGATTGGTATATTCAGGAATCCATTCACAACCATATTCCATGAATCTTCCTTCATCCGTTCTTACATTGGAGATATACATACCGCCATCTGAACGGCTATAGGTTTTACCAGGTACAGGGTCGGTAATCTCATACGGAGTATGCCAACGCATCTTGCCTTGTTTGGCGGTGGTAAACAACGAAATGCGGTTGTCCTTGAACACCTGTTTCATGGTTCCATCGGGAAGCTCAACCAAATCCTCGTTGATTACGATAGGGGGCAAGCCCAACCCTTGAAAGATGGTAGTAGCCATTTCGCTGGACATCAAGCCGGAAGATAGTTGCACTTCTTTCTGTGCGAAAGACTGTTTATAGAACTCACCAAAGTCCTTTGATCCGACAATAGAATTGATGAATGTCTTTCGCGACATTTCCATCGAAACGAACATACCGAACTTCGTACGAAGTTCAACAATTTGGTCCATAATATATTTCACAAAGTGCTCTTTGTCTTCAGCTCCCGGTGTAAGGCGATGGACCGGCAATTCCATGTCAAGCATTTCGATCCCTTGCGGGTTATCATCTACTTTCACAGAAGCCTTGCCATCTGAACGTAAATCACCGTCCACGATATCCATACGCTTATGCGGAGCGAGCAACACTTGGCGCATATCATCCGTAATATAGTTGATGATGTCGTTCAATGCTCTTTGTTGGTCTGTTGTGCGTGCATTGTTAAACTTGGTAACAAGTTCCTGTAACATATCCAAACGGTCATTATCCATCTGGTAGCGGTCACCCAAATAAGCGACTTCGCCATATCCTGAACCAAGAGATTTACGCTCTCTTAACGGCTTGTTAGAATTGCGGTCGATAACAGAACCGGCTGTTACACCTGTAACCGTACCGAGATAGGTTTTAAACACGCGTGATTTCGTTTCCTCGAAATCAAGATGCTTCTTCCAAAAAATAGTATCAAGGCGGAGAGCTTGCACACGGTCAATCACCGCTTTTACTATTTCGGGGTCATTCAATAATGTCTGAACTGTCAAATACATATACCCTCCTTTCCTTAATAAGTGAACATGAATCTATCACCGAGAGAAGCCTTATCCTTCTCAGAGATGGGGACAATGAGCTTGGTCGGTCTAATCTCGTAGGCACGTCCGATGGCTGTCACGGTTGCTCCTTCTTCCACTTTGGTAGTGGCATAGTTCAACGCTGTTGCAGTTGCTTTCGGTTCTGTACCATCCTGCGCTTTGGCTTCAAATAGCACCGTTCCGGCTTCAACCGTCACACTACTCTCGAAAGCTGCTGCCAAAGTAAGTGTGTCGTAGTCGGCATTGGCTTTGTCAATCTTGTTAACTTTAGCCCCATTCGTACCATCTCCGATAAACATACCGACATAAGCCAATGAATTTTTCTTCACTTTCATGCTTGTGCCTGTGGTGTACTTCTCTGCCACTTCCACATTGATTACCACCGTGGCTTGTCTTTTTTTGAAGTCAAGCACCAACGGCGTAAGGGGCGGAATGGTTTTCACGCCCGTAAGGTTTGTAAGAACCAGATTGAAACCTCCTGAATAGCGATATATCGTTTCAATACGGCACATTTCAGGAGTAGGCTTTTCAATCTGTTCCAAATTGTAATGAAGTCCTGCTGGCATAATCTTTTTACCTTTTTAAGTTACTGATTCTGTTTGTTAATCTCTTCCGTCCCCTTGTTAATCATGGCAGCAATGGCATGGTTTTCTTTTTCGGTACGCTGCTCTGCTGTTTGGGGAACTTCCACGCCTTGAAATCCCGCATTGGTCATCTCCTGTTTCACGTCCTTGAAATAAGCGTCCAAGTCCGCATCTGTTGGAATATTGCGATCTTTCAACATAAAATCGGGAATACCATATTCTTTTGCTTTAGCGGATACCTGCGCATTGCGCTGTGCCTGTACTCGCTCCTGTTCGTAACCGGCAAGTTTTTCAGAAAGAGTTTTGTTAGAATCAATCAGAGCTTGTGCCCAAGATGGAACATCATCTTTCTTTTCTTCTCCCGGCTTCGGCTTCGGATTTGGGTTGGGATTCTCGATTGGCTTTCCGTCTTTCAGCCCATGCTTCTTCTCATAGTTCGATATCGAGGAAGTCTGTGCTTGTCCTGCACGGAAATCACCATAATTTTGCATCACGTCCTGAAAAGAGATACCCTCAACGATTGAGTTTACCTGTGTTCCGTCCGTTACGCCCTCTGCCTTCTTGGTGGCGATTCGGGTCAAAGTGGCAGTGTCTACCCCAGTAAACTTCTGTTGCAGTCCTGTCAAGATCTGTTCTAAGATTGTCATACCGTATGAATTTGATTTATAAATTTCATACGGTAAAATTCGTTATTAATAAAGAGGATAAGAAATAATCAGAAGACGTATTTATGACATTAGAACGATTGTCATAAATACGATAAGGAGGTGTGGCTATATAGCAATTTTTTATTTGAATTTTTATATTGAAATGGAAAAGCCCCGTTCCTTCCGGTTCGGGGCTGAATTTATTATTTATAATCAGATATTGACCAATTGGCATTTACAAATCCGCTTTATCAGTACAAGAGGGGAGTTTGCTTCGAAGGCTTGAAAACACGTAGCACAGTTTTTCAAAGCTGGACTTGTATGTCAAGTTTCCCTCCAAGCCCTTTCGTTACAATATCATAAAGCGTGGAAAGGGTAATATTACTGCCCTCCCTTTCAATTTTAGAGATAAAAGACCGTTCTTTTCCTATTTTCCTTGCAAGCTCTCTTTGTGTCATTTTCCTTGCTTCACGGGCATTGCGTATTTGAAGCCCGATACGCAGGTTGGAAAGTTCGGTTTCAATCTTATTGCGGCGCGGAGTGCCTATTTCTCCGTAAACTTCTTTTTTAATATCATTCAAAGTGTAAGTTTCCATAATCATTCCCTTTCTTTTGCCTTATCATTAAAATATTCTTGCATGAGCCTGACAGCCCGGTCTATCTCTTTCTTTGGTGTCTTTTGCGTCTTTTTTTGAAAGCCGCTCAATAGGATAACCATTTTTTCACCGTCAAAGAAGCAAAAAACACGTACGATGTCGCTCGCAAATTTTACTCTGATTTCATAAAGCCCCCTTGTACCTTCAATATGCTTTAGATATTTCTCTGGGACAATTTGCAGCGTTTCGACATATTGTATTGTTTTCACCACCTTATCCTGCATCTTTTCGGAAAGGGACTTCACAAAATCGATGAAATAGTGCTTATATGCTATGACGTTTCTTACTTTCATGCAACAAAGGTAACTTATAATTCACATTTATGCAAATATTTTCCATCTTTTTTCTTTGCACAAAAAAGCCCCGAACCATTGGAACGGAGCTGGAATAACTATTTATAGATATAATTATATCTTAACTCGGATTCATCATCCTTATAGCTATACGAAACAGATATTTTATTGATAGTACCATCTTCATTATAAAAATAGTCATAATATGTCCAATCATCCAAAACGTAACTTTTTTGTGACTTTCTTTGAATGCGCCCCAATGAATCGTATTTGTATTCGTATTTTTGTTCTATTGATTCTTTCCCGCTGTCTTCGCTTATATAAGTCTCTTGGAGTAAATTTCCATGTGTGTCGTACCCAAAAACATAATTTCCGAACAAAGAACCATCGTCTAAAGTTGTCTTTTCTATATAGACGTTATTCCCTTCATATCTATATTCACTTATATATCCATAAGTACTGCTTACCCTAGGTTCTTTTTCTATTGTTCTTGCCAATCTCCTTTGATCGTCATATTCGTAAGTCCATTCTTCATTAAGATCTCCATCATCATCGTATACCAGCATACGTGACACAGAATCAATACTATTATATTCATATTTGCGTTTTTCCTTAAATAAAGTCAGCTCATACTCATTCTTTTCAATCACACGCTTTTTATCATCATACTTATATCTATAATTGCGTTCAACTCTATCTCCCCAAACGGCTAAATAATAGTTTGTAGTTTTTTCTTGCAATGTGCCGTCTTGATTATAAATATATTGTTCATAAAGTTCTCCATATTCGCTTATCTCTCCAAATTTCTTTTTGTGTTCGTTTATTACAATTTCAGACAGAATTTTATTTCCATTGTTTCCTCCGGGTTCTCCATCATCATCGCTACTACATCCCACAAAAAACAAAGCTACCAACATAGGCAGCATGAATAGTAATTTCTTCATTTTCTTTCTTTTATTTGGTTAAACATGGGCGCAAAGATAAAACATTATTTTGCAATCTTGCAATTTACCCCCCCCCATTTATTAATAAATATTAAACTCTAGACTTGGTTTTCGATACGAATTGTGACAAGTCAATTTGACTTTTGGCACATTATCCACGTAAAAGTGTAAAATCCATCTTCAGGGCATGAACGATACGCAAGAAGCTGGATAGCTGCATGTCTGTATCTCCACGTTCAATACGGGCGATATAACTCCTTGCAGTGCCTGTCTTTTCGGCGAGTTCGCTCTGCGTCATTTTCAACTCCTTGCGTCTATCACGCAAAATTACACCGTAATAATATGCACGTGCTTTTTCTTCAAATTCCCTACGGCTTTCCGTACCGGGTGAACCGTATTTTGCATTTAGCAAATCATCGGCGTTGTGCAATCTTTCCAATTTCTTTTCGTCAAATTGTATCATAATATAAATTCTCCCAATATTTTAATAGCCTTTTTTATCTCTTTATCATAATCCTTTGATGACTTTTTTAAAAATGCGTTCAGTACCAATATTTTGGTGGAAAGGATTATATTGTCAGTATTAACCGCAAACAATATCGTCCGATATTCGTTTGTACCTACGGAAACACGCATTTCGTACAGGTCTGTTCCCTTCAAGTGCTTGACAAATTTGGCCGCAATTACCTTTTCATTTCTAATCATACTTATGACATAATCGAATTTATGTCTTACCTTGTCCTGTTGCAAATGGTAAAACTCCCAAAACTCGTCAGAAAAATACAGTTCCCTTATGTTCATGTTTTCTTTCATGTCACAAAGGTAACTAATTAGATACACGTAGACAAATTTTTCCTCATTTCTTTTTGTGTTTCAAATAAAGGTTGTATATTTGCGGTGCTACAACTTACTATTAAATATGCCAATGGGATTTTTTATGCCCGTAAGGAAACTTATATATTAAAATATAAGCAGACAATATCCGTGTATCATCGCCCAATGGCAATGGTAGGTTGTAGCAAACTAGGACATTTGTCTGCTTTTTTATTTAATAACAAATAATTTCATTTCATGCTACAACCAGATGAAATCTATTTGAACGGGAATAATAGTACCGTACAAATTACGTCAGCTCACGATACGAGCAAAATTTTCTCCTATAATGGGAACAATGTCCTTTTTGACATCAAAGACGATGTTATGGTTAACGCCACACAGCTTGCAAAAATCTACGGGAAGCGTCCCAATGATTATTTGTCCTTACCTGCTACAAATCAATTAATTAACGCCATTACAAGAAAATATGGTATTGCTGAAAATCAATTAGTTAGAACAGAAAGAGGTGGAATAGCTCCCGGCACTTGGATGCACAGATTAATAGTAGTTGATTTCTGCCAATGGTTAGACATTGATTTGAAATTATGGTGTACTGAGAAACTCGATGAGTTGATGCGATATGGCATGACCGCCACACAGCCAACTTTGGAGCAAATGATTAACAACCCCGACCTTGTTATAAGCCTTGCAACGCAGTTAAAGAACGAACGTGAGGAAAAGGCAAGATTAGAACAAGAGAAGAAGCAGCTTGAAGACAAGACCGCCAAACAAGAGCCTTATGTATCATTTGCAAAGACAGCTTCCAAGGCAGAGGGTAAGGTAGACATAGGACAAGCTGCAAAGATACTCGGGCTGCCGTTCGGACGCAACACGCTTTTCAAGAAGCTAAAGGAAATGGGAATACTTTTCAAGCGCAACGAGCCGAAGCAGAAGTACGTGGATGCCGGATATTTCGAGTTAACCCAACTGCCACCTATACACCGCAATAACCATCCGGACATTATAGTGATGAAAGTGCTGTGCACTCAAAAAGGATTAGCCTACATCAACCACCTGTTTGGCGGAAGTAAGTCTGATGGGAAACTTGCGAAAATAGTATAATCATTATAAATCAATCATTTAGAGGTACGGAGTAATGACGTACAGCCCAAACTATACCCAAAATTATGATAGAACTAATAATAATATTCGTCAGCCTGTACTTAGGATACAGACTGTTCGGGAAAGACGGAGAGAGATTTTTCTATTGATTTTAAAATTAAGTACAAACATTAAAATATAACGAATATGACACAGATTAATTTAGAAGAAGTAAAGAAACAAGCTGTACATGATGGCATATTAGAAGCTATCTGCTTGCTTAGAGAAACGAGAAATAAGGTTACTCTTTAATTCTCGATGAAGAAGTTACCTGCGTGATTGATGCAGAAGACCAGCTAATCAGAATGAGTAATTCGCTTTGTAATTTCACCACTGAATTGAGTGGTATTGTAGGCGTTATCTTTTCAGATAGAGCTGATGAAGCAATAGGCAAAGCTCTAAAATTAAATATGTAACACGATTATCCAAAGGCAGCCCGCACGACTTTAAAAGACTGCCTTTATTAATACGGCCACATAATTTAAGTATAAGACACTTGTTGGGGACTCTTTGCCAACATATCATCTTAGACGCCCCGGTAGCAATACGGCTACCGGGCATGGGAATAGGCAATGACAATTTGAAAGCAAATCACAACGGCTATTCCGCATTTATCTGTTCTATTTCTTCTTGCATTTTATCTATGTTCCCTACAAATGCCATGGCACTTTGCTGAGACCAAATCCCCCCATCTTTAGCCTTGATAGCCACATCAATCTTCTCGCTCAAATCCTCCAACCGGTAAGGTTGCATTTGGACATCAACGTCAATAGTATTGGAGGCAGGCTCAAGGCTGGAATTAACAGAACCAAGTGCAGAAATGAGGAAATTAACACGTCTCTGCATAAAGTCTCCCATCGTTTCATTCAAGTTCTCCACATTTAAATGGGTCGACATAAATACGTAATCGAAAGCTACTCCCGACACGGCATTGCCTGTACCTTTAAGGCTGTCAAACGAAATGCGTGGAGTGTTAGTCAATCCATATATCTGAGAAAAAAGAGTTTCCACTTCAAACTTAATTGTATCAGGAACTTGCTGCCATGTTAAATACTGTGCGTCAGCTTTATCTCCAAGTAGTTCCACAACACGATTTTTAAACTCACCTGAAAAACGCTGTACATCACCAAATAGCATCAAAATAGGGAAGAAATGGTAGTCAATGCAGTCCGCATAATTTGACATCAGTTTTTCCAACCGCACCCGAAGTGTATTAATCTTCTCACAATAAGCTTCTGGACGATAACAATACAGTATAGGCAGTTTCTTGAAGTTATGTCTGAATGCAGACACCGGCTTCCATTCATCGGAAAGTTCCCATTGATAAACAAAATCGGATGTAATGGTCATAAAGCAAGTAATTTCCACATCATCCAAATCCTTTTTTTTATACTCACGAGAAAAAGCAACTAAATCACCGCTATCGTCAAAAAAAGGGTAAAGTTTATCTCCGCGAAAGGGGGACCAAATGACACTTCTCAAACGATATTCAGGTTTAGAATTCCCAAACATATCAGAGACTTTACGTTTTAATTTCGACCAAAAATCATCATCTTTGACCACATACCAATATTCGGCACATTCCTGTTCTGCCAGCCATGAACGGACAATCTTTTTATTTTGGTACTTAATCTTATTTCGTTTTAAAATTTGTTTTAATGCCAAGAATATCCCCTCTTCTGTCTTGTCGGGATTACAATCAAGCAAAGGTTCTGTCCCAACAGTAAATGCTGTTTGTATGTTTACGATATCCTGCTCGATAGGTAAAGCGATGCGATTAGGCTCCACGTCCTTCGTTCTCTTCGGGATGGTGATTATCTTACCTGACTTTTCATCATAGGTCTCTTTCTCCTTTTCGACCGTGATTTTAATCTTCGGGTACTTCTCCGTGTCTGCGATTATCTCGTGCCGGTTGGGGTCCCAATCGCTATAGAGCTTCACTGCATCAGGGAGCTTTGTCTTGCGGCCTTTTTTTAAATAGGCTATCTTTTGGCCTATGTCTTCTATTCTTAAAACTTCGTCTATTGTTCTCATATATCAATATTTAGTGCGCGAATATTCCCGAATTGTCGCGCGGTCTCAAAATTCGCCCTAAGATATGTCCCAAAATATAATACCTAATCGGGTCGATGCAATGATTCCAAGCGTCTATCGGCTCATTAATATAATGTCCATCTTTATCCTTGTCCCAAACATAATTGCGTAGTTCTTCCATAATGTGGTAAGAACGTTTTGTAACGAACAATTCATATTCTTTTATTTTATCAATACCGGCAACCACAGAACCAGGATATTTATCGACTGGATAAATGTTCACGCCCCTGTTTTTCACTTCCTGTATTAAACGAGGGTCTGCGCTATCCCCGTACACTTTCAATCCCCATGGCTTCAATTTACGTGCAATCTCATTGGTTAACATTCCTGTTTCATAAAACAATTCATCCACATAAAGTCTATTGTCAATAATTCCACACCTGATTCCTGTTGATGGGTCGTTCGTAAATCCCCAATCGGAAGCAAGAGCCACCTTTTTGCACCATTGTGGGAACTCGTCCACGATGCCCCATTTTTTGAACACAGCTCCCTCCGCCACGTCAGCCCAGCGACCGATAACCACATGGGCATATTTCTCCGGATTATTTACCTTCATATCCTCGACCTCTTTAAGGAACTCAGGAGAAAGGTTATCCAAGTTATCAAAATACGTAGTATGGATATGAAGTACATTCGGATGAGTAGAGATTTGGACCTGCACACCGTCAATCTCTACCAGCTTGTGAGTTTTCTCAATGAATCGCCTATACACCCAATGATTGCTATCACATGGGTTCATAATTATAATGATTCGGTTCTGAATGCCCTTTTGTCGAATAGACAACATAATCTTTTCAAAATCTTCCTCGCTTGTCCACTCTTCTGCTTCATCGCATACAAAGGTTGTAAGACCTTGAATTGACTTTAGTTTAGCAGTTTGGACGCCTGATGAAGTTCTTATCCCGCGAAACATAATAACACTGCCAGAATAGGTATTGGTTATATCGACCTTAGTGACATCAAAATATTCCGGTGCAAGATCTAACTCTGCTTTTTCTTGAAATTCCGGAATAATAGACATGGAAGCCGAAACCATCGTATAACGGGAGAATAATATTTTATGGCCACTTTCAAAAGACAGTCTCTCTAAAAATGTAGAAATATTATAGCTTTTCCCGCTTCCTCTCCCCCCAGTTACAATAGTAATAAACTTATCAGTGTTCTCATATAAAGGAGCATACTTACTTTGTGATATAATACCAAACAAACTCATCTTTTGACCCCTCCATTTTTCAAGAACTCAATGACAGGGATGCTCCCTTTCAGTTTGATTGTACTATCTTGCTTCTCTGCAAGTCCTAATTTACGAGCTATAATACTAGGATTAAACGCTCCCACAATAGCTCCTTCAAGCTGCTGGGTTTCGATTATATTTTCTATGCGTGATACGACTTCGGAAAATGCTTCATATTTTTGGCTTGATTTAAACTCACTCCAATATCCATTATTCGCTCCTATATAGAACAGAAACCCAGATAATGTATACGGTCGTTGAGTTGGGCTATCCTCTTTTTCTTTGATTTTCCCTTTAGTCTTATTTTTAACAACACGCCAAGGATTATCGTCACACCATTGAAAATATTCACAAGCAGCCTCCCACATCAAATCAGGTGTAGAAAACAACGTATCTCGACCATGTTTACTATGTAATTTCCAAAATTGATTTCCCTTAGGTGCTGCCATATATAAAAAAAATACCTTTGAACTACTGCTATTCGTCCAAAGGTACTACTACAACCAAAGATAACAAAATATCTTCATTTTTTATATGTGACATTAGTAATTAGGTCACAATTTAATAGAAGCCAACCTGTTTTTTCAAATCCCATTAATTGATTAGTCCTTTAATTTTTAATCTATTTATTATTTCGGTGTAAAGATAATTTATATCTGTTCGATAATCTCTATAATTGTTATAGTTAAACATGACATTGACGTAAAGATTAGAAATTCCAGTAGGAGATTTAAACCCTAAAATACGAGCAAGTATATCCCGGATTCCCTTTACTATTTTACCACCAGCCAATGTACTAGGCGAATACAGAAACAGAATTATAAATATAAACTTTTGCCGGAAACAAGAACTAGCTCTCCTTTGAGATAATCCACAATTCCCAACGATTTCACAATACCACTTAAATATTATAGGTATAATATTTAAATCAGACAAAATAGGTTTAACTAATTCTTGTTCTCTTTCAGAAAGCCTTGATTTTTGTTCTCTTATAGATTTTAATTCTGATATTGCTGAAAATTCCTTCACCATAACACGATTAATTTAAAAGAAAATAGTATATTTGCATCATAATCGTGTAAGGGAGAGCTGATTCATGGTCGTGCGTGGGTTGGCTCTTTTTCATTTTTCCCCATTCGTGCTGACGAATGGTTTCTTTTCCAAATCATAGCAGGTGATATATACCCGTTTCCCATTGGCATCACATAGAGCAAGGGCATATCCTTTCTCCAGTATTTTAACCGGCTGATTGTCGCAATAGACAGTACTTCCAACCGGGACTCTTGTAAAATGATGTACTATCATTTGATTATCTATAGTTTGTTAGTGTGACGAAAAGGGGACCACCCGATTAAGAATGATCCCCCCCCCAAAAAAATGGTTACTTTATAAGGACTCGCATTTGAAAACCCCTAAATCTTCAGTTTAGCGGTAGTTCACAAAGTGAATGCTGCTACTGCCCGCACCCTGTAACTGTAGCACTTGTTGCCGTTGCTCGTCTGCCCACTGAAGAAGTGTACGTACCAACTGAGGCTGAGACTGTACTCAGTACTGGACCAATACCATGTGGAGGATAACGGTTCTTTGCCTATGTACCTCAGCACATCGTTTATATTATCTTGATAATGAGCTATTAAATTAAGCTGTCCTAATGATGGGATATATTCGTCATCTTTCAGCAGATTAGACAGTTTAGGATTTCGCTCAATCAGTTGAGCAGTGTTACGCTGTCCATTCATATCAAATAATGCATCACATTCACGCCCATAATAGATTTGATTTCCAAATTCCTCTCGGCTGTCATTGTCAAGCAGCTGAACATCCTTATGCTCCGTCAACGAGATGGCAAACGATACGTCTTTGTGCTTTAGTCCGATGTATCGTACACAATCTTTGAAGTTATCGCCGGTAAACGGTTCTGCATGTCCGTCTTCGTAGATTAGATACAAGCCGTTGGTCCACTCTGCCCTGTCTTCTTTAGTCGGCGTCATAACCGATTGGCGTAAATTTTCAATGTTAACCTTCATCGTCTTATTGTTTTTAGATTGTTACTCAATACTTTTTTCCATTTTTGTTTTCTCTCAATTCATTGTATCTCATCTTCTGATTGATGTGCCATGTGAGGTCTATGTCCAAATGGTTGGCAAGCCCGAAAATAGCCAATAGCATGCCATTTAATTGCTTTTCTAATGGATAGTCATATTCATACGCATATCTGATGGGAATTGTGGATATAGCATATATACTTTCTGTAAAGGTCTCATCCTCGCAACTTTCCTCTGCCTCGTATAACATTTCTTCCGTAAAGTACTCAATGTCTATCTTACGCAATCCGCACAAATCAAGCAGGCGTATGCAAGCGTCGGCAAGCTCTTCGGCAACTGTGCCTTTAATGCAGTAGTCATATACCTGCTTTAAGTTGTTCTTTGGATATGACATACCGCAATTAAATTGCTCTATAAGGGGCTGTCTCCCTTTCCTATCAGCTTCCACAGCCTCCATAAGCTCGGATATAACTAAACAAAGGCAGTGTTTATTACTCAATTCCTCATCGTGAAAACCGTGTTCACAAGCGGTTTTATAAGCGCGATCGCGCAATTCGTTTAAATTAATATTGTTCATTTCCTTATTCCTAATTTGATTTCTTCGTCCTTGATTATTCTCCAATCTTATCGGTCATACCGTTCCTTATTTATCCACATCTTTGCAGTACCAAGAGCTGGGTGATGTAAACAATGTCGTTACGATATGACACATGACGGACGCATTTTTCTATCTCATCAAACCTATTCTCCATGCGTCTGTGACACTTGCTTACCAAAATTAAGGTAAAAATGCCAAAGTACAAAAATTTAATGGGGCAAGTACGGATTTAAATATTAATTCTGCTGTTTCCATACTTATTTAATCATAATCAATAGCTTTGCAGTCCAATAGAATATCACGCAATATAACACATATCCGAGTAATCTTTCGCAAGTTTGCGAAGGTTCTAATCCTGTAATAAAGTCCCACATATTATACTCATATACACAAATTAGATATGATATGATGACAGATGCCAATACATATGTGAATTTTCTCATAATCATATAAGTTTTAATGCTTCCTGTAATCCTGCTTCAAGTGCTTCCTCGTAGGTGACATATACTTTATAGCCATTCCCTTTGTTTATTTCGTTCTCCATCCAGTCGCTTTCTTCTGTTGGAACATTGAAATCACAAAAAGAAAGCTTCCATCTTTTTCCAATAACAGGTTCTACATATACATACACACCTCTTATTTCACGCAGCCACTTTTGGGCGATATACAATGTTGGACACAAAAATTCAACTGCTTCGTCATCTATTTCCGTACAACACGACATACTTTGCGGAAGGTTATATTTTGTAATAACCTTATTGCGGTCTATTATGTGTTCACACTTCCAATTGAAGCCCTTATCTTTCAGCAGCTTCGCAGTCTCTAATGTTACGAGTTCTTCGGTCATAATTAACTTTTATTAAAGAGTTCAATCAATTCGTTTACGGTAGCCTTGTGGATGGTATCCGTGTTAATGTAAACATCATTGTAAGCCCAATAGGTAGAGAACTTGATTTCCGGACACAGAATCCATTTATCTCCATCCGTAAACCATTGGTTCTTGTCTGTATCATTCCTCAATGAAGCTATAGCCAAGAAAAGTTCTTCGTTGGTTCCGCAATTAATAGAAGCATCTATATCTGGGTTATTTTGCAAATCCCATTCAGGGGATGCAACATATCTCCATTCCTTTGTTTCTTTAATTTGGAATGCCGCAAGATATTTGCCCATCCATTTGCCATTATTGAGCTTATACCCCAACTCTTCCAGCTTCTTCCGAAGCTCCGGTGTATTCTTTCTTATGAAACACGGTGTTGTAAATCCCATAGTTATTCCTCCTTCTCTATTTTTACTTTTCCGCGGTTAACAAAACCATCACAGTTCATCAAAGCACAAAGACAGATGGCATATTCTTCCTTTTCTGACTTACTGCAAATGCGCAACAGTGAGCATTGGTTGCATGGGACATTTTCACTCGTCATCTCATGCAACACTCCATCTATTATTATTCCGTTCTTTACTTCCATAATCAGTCTCCTTCCTCTCTAATCTGTTTCACAAATACATTTTTAAAATGCAAATTTTCACCTCTCTCTATGCTATGCAAAAACAGATTGTATTCAGCTTCTGAAAAATGAGAATAATACTTCGTAAAACATGTTGGGCACTCTTTTATAGAGACTATCCCAATACGAGCTTCTGCAATCCCACAGATATGCTTATGGTAATCGTTGAGAATACTTGTACCACATTCGGGACATTCAAAAACTAACGCATTATAGACCCCGACAAGGGGAATCCTATATTTGTTATCTATGTCCATTTTCAGTCTCCTTTCTCTTTAATTCGTTCCAGTACATCCCTGTTGGCTTCGAGTATCTCATCAAAAGAAGGGATAGGCATCCAAGCTACCGTATCATAATGCGCTAATATTTTTGTTTCCCATTCCCCATCTATATAATTGTTTACCAATGTAAAATAGCTATTAAAGCGCTTCATCTTACAAAGCACTAATACTCTATCTTCATTTTCCGGCAACCGTTCCTTAACACTTATCCAAGGAGATTGATTTGATTGCCATTCTGCACCGGATTTGAAAATATCTACTACTCTTGGTCTGAATATATCTTTTGCCAAATGAATTTTGTGTCTTTCGTAATATTCTTCTGCTGCTTCTTCTAACTTCTGTTTCATATCTGATTTTGGTTTGAATTATTTTTTTATAACTACCGCCATTGTACTAATAGATGTGCCACTCTCTTTAAACTCGCCTGCGCTGATTTCAAACACCTCTCCATGTACTTCTTTCAGCCAGTTGCGGAAATCAATACATTTCTTTTCCGAAGCGAATCTCCAGTGTTGGCTGGTTATTGCTGCAAGCGTGCCGCCTTCTTCCAAACGTTCATACATAAGCTTGACATGCTCTATATCCTGATTACCGGAAAACGGAGGATTTGCAATTATCTTAGCATAACTACCTACACTGTCCTTGGTAAAATCTTCATCAAGCAATATTACGTTGCTAAGGGTATGAAGAAATTCTCTGTTTTCCGGCATCAGCTCATAACATTCAACCATTACAGAAGGACAAGCCCGGTGGATTGCTTTTATAAGCGCGCCACGCCCAGCACTCGGCTCCAGTACCGTATCATCCTCATGTATCCCTCCGGCAAGCATAACCAGCCAGTCAGCAACATCGGCCGGAGTTTCAAAGAACTGGTAATCTTGCTGTAGGTTACACCGTTTACCCTCTTTCAGTATGGAAAACACACGTTCCGGATTAAACGGGAATGTGAAACCCTGTATCTTCCCACCTTGCCATGAGCCGCCAGCTTCTTCTATCCACTTCTTTGCTTCGGCATAAGTTCTTTTATTGAATTGAACCTTAGGAAGTTTGAGGATATTGTTCTCAAGAGTACAATGTTTCAATATCTCTTCCACACTCCATTTCTTACCTTCATCAGCCTGCTCCTTTTTTTTGCTTATTGAGGCATCCGGAGCTAGCAACGAAGATATCCTTTGGACAACTATGTTGCTTGCGCCCATGAAGGCATTGACGCAAGATAGCGTCTCTATAAGAAAATTTGTATCAACATGCCCGGTAGCATCATAGATGTCTATCCCTTCGGTCATAGCTGACAGCTCATTGAGCTGTGCTACACTACCATGTAACGTTTCGATTAAAATCTTTTTTTTGTTCGTCATAACTTTTCTGTAAATAAATTCTAGTTGTGTCTACACTCCCATGGCCTAAAAGGTCAGCGAGTTGAATTACATCTTTGTTTTTCTTCAGGAACATCTTAGCGAAAAAATGGCGAAAGGCGTGTGCGTGCATCTTCTTTGAATCAATGCCGCAATGTTTCCCCCATGCTTTCAAGTTTTGGGAAAAGCCCCGCTGTGTAATCGGTCCGAATCTCCCTACCGCAAAAATCCCAGTCTTACCATGTTCCTTAGCATAAGCCTTCGCTTCCTGCTGCAATTGCTTTTGAAAGAAAAAACGTCTGTACTTGTTACCCTTTCCTCTTAATGTCACTTCCCCGGATATGATATCTTCCCATGTGAACTGCTGGAATTCTGACAGGCGAGCACCCGTTGTTCCCAAAACTTTAACGAAGAAATAGTAATCCTTATTGCTTTTCTCCTTAAGATAGTTCAATAACCTGTTATACTCATCTTCAGTCGGGACATTGTTTACATCAAGTTTGCGCTTAAGCTTAGGTCGCTTAAGCTCTATCGGCTTTTTCATCCATTTTGAAAATTTTTCCAAAGCGGTAATACGTAGACGGATGGTCTGTGGGGATAATGATTTCTCTTCTAAAGTCCGTATAAACCTCTTGCAGTTTTCCATGTTTATAACGTTGGCGTATGCAAAAAATTGCTTCATAGATGTATGATAAATATCCACTGTATGCGGTGAATAATCATTACTATCAGTCAACCATACAATAAAATCATTCAATAGTCTTCTATTCTTCTCCGAAATGGCATCAAGCCTTTCTAATGTCTTTATCTTCTGGTCCTTACGGTTATATCCGATTTTAAGATGGTGTAATAAATCACAAATGGCTTCACTCATCAATGGATAACGTGCCCCAATATTGGCATTCTCACGCTTATAAGCCATATAACTACGACGATTAATATCTTCAGCACTTTCAAGAAAATCAGTTACATACTTGATGTATTTACCGATGGTATCATAGGTCCTTCTTGTTGTAAACAAGTAAGAGACGTAATCAGCTAATATTTTTTGACGATCATTATTCATGATTATTTATTTCTTTTTCCCCTTGATTTAATCTTGATTGGATTGTTTTTTTGTTCCAGTACCGAACCACTTTAATCGGCAGCCATGTATCCGGAGCCAATATTTAAATTCGAGAATGGTTGTCTGTTTCATATCTGATCTGTTATGCGTCATTTGATAGCTTCATAAAACACATCCATATTGTTTTGCTCTGCCTTCCGGTAGTATGGCCAAACAACGGTTTGAACGGAATAACAGACAAAACTTCCGCAGCTTTTATCTGACTCTCGTTCCATTTGAATACAAGCGTGCCGTTAGGCTTCAAGACGCGCATACACTCAGTAAATCCATCGTGTATGAGTGACTGCCAGTCTTTCGGTAGTTTCCCGTACTTCTTAGCCATCCATGAGGTTTCGCCAAGTGTTTTCAAATGTGGCGGGTCAAACACCACTAAATAAAAAGAATTGTCCTCAAACGGCAAGTTGGTAAAATCGGCTATTATATCCGGTTTTATCTCTATGGTTCTGATTTTATCCCTGTCCTTGGCAGTTACTACCTCCGATCTCTTATCAACGAATAAGACAAGAGGATTATGTTTGTCAAACCAAAACATCCTACTGCCACAGCAGGCGTCTAATATGATCTTTGTTTCAACCATTCTTATATTGTTTTTTTTAATTAATTACTCCCGCTAAACCTCCTTAAGCTGTCCATTGACTAGCATATACCATGTGTCAGCCTTAACCTTTTCCCCGTCAACTTCAAATGCCTTAACCTCCTTAATCGGGTAGGTATTACCGTTCCATTTTCCACGTTCTGCGAGGACTATCCAGCAACCTATAGCTCCCTTAGCCTTACACCCGTATCCGGCAGCAAGAGCAATGCTATCCTTGCCGGTGGCTGATGCTGCACCTCGGTAGCCGGTGGCTGATGCTGCACCTTGGTCGCCTGTGGCTGATGCTGCACCTTGGTCGCCTGTGGCTGATGCTGCACCATAGTAGCCTGTGGCTGATGCTGCACCTTGGTAGCCTGTGGCTGTCTTACCCTTCTTCCACTTGCATTTTTCAAACGTAAACTTAACGGCCGCGTCTACAATACTCTTAATACTTAGTTCAGCTCCTATGTGGATTTTTGAGCAAGCAATTTTCGTATCATCCGTATCTACGTCCATATCGCCAGTTCCCTCAACCTCGTGAAACTTATTCATACCAACTTCGGCAGGTGGATAGTAACCGAACACGTCCAACGGATGGAGGCAGAAGTGAAATCCGTTACCGCAAGCCATTATATCGCCTGTTTCTTCATAGTCCTTACCTTCTTCGTATTGGAAATCCCTACATGTCAAATCGGGGTTAAAACCTTTGTAGCCTTTGATTTTGACAAATTCCTTTGGTAAGGTAACGTTATCCGGCAGGTTTGCCCTAAGTACCATGTACGCCATGTAGCTGGCGTCAAATCCGGCTATCCCGGTGCCAATGGCAGTTAGGAGGAATTCCTTTTCCGGGTGCTCGTTAGCGTAATTCCCGAAGTTCCCTAAAAATACGACCAGTTCTTCTTCGGTAACTTTCTGCATATCCTTGTCCAGCGTAGGAATGGCATAGGACTGACCTTGTATTCCTTCTGTCTGCCCCATAATTGCGCCAAACTTCTCAACTGCCAATCTAGCTGCACCTCCGGCGTGATTGCCGTTCATATTGCTTCCAAAAACGAATATTTGATTTTCTTTCAGTTCCTGAATATTCTCAGGCGTTAACTCTCTTTTCATGATTCTTCCTTGTTTCTGTATTACTTTTAATTAATGGTTCCTACAAACTTCTCTAGGTTTCCACTCTGACGGTACTTTAGCCCACTCTCTGAATGCTTTATCAAACCCATCAAGGTCAGAGAACATATCCATCTTGGCGGTATCAGTAGTAATGAGGGTGGAGAACTCCTTGAAATACTTATCGGCAACTTTTACGAAGTCATTGTGCAACTTTTTTAAATCTCCAAGCAGAAGGGAGTTCTCTGCCATTAAATCGCTCGCTTCCTCTACTAAGTTATTGGCTTCGCAATTCAACAGGTGAGCGGCTGAAAGCAGCATATTCAATCTATCTATGCTACCATTGGCTATGGCGGCATCTATTATTTTTTTCTTTGGCTTCATAATTGTATATTTTCACTTTACATTTCCTTTCATGCGGTTAATACTTTCGTTCTCCTTTTTATTAATTTTGTCAATCCACCTTTGGAATTTGGCAGCTACAAGAGGGCAGTGTATGCGCAGGTTTCTGTCGCGTTCCGCTTCCCATTCACGTATTTTTCTCTGCGTCTCGGTATTCATAAATTTCTCCTTTTTCGTTATAATTCTTTCTTTAGAAAACTGTTGCAAATTTGCCCATATCTGTCACAGGCACACACTCTATGCCCTTTAGCCTTACAATACGCAGAATTATCCCCGAAGTCCAAGGCATTCTTGCAATTCCGGCATTTGACATATACAATTTCCGGTTTGACTTTCTTTGGCATACTCATGGTGACATCAGCATTTTTCTAGCTTCCTCATCTCCAGATTCAGCCCGGCGTTTCAACTCTTGATATTCAGCATAAGAGATTCTGTTATTTCCACGCTCCTCTATCTCTTTTTCACGTTGGTTTCTGTATCGTTCACGCTCTTTCCGTTCAATATCTTTCCGACGTTCAGAAACGTAGTCCAACATCGCACTTGTTATTTTCAATGGATCTATTGAACCGTAGAACCGCCCATACTTCCCTGACTTAAACCGTGCTATGAAAAAACAGATTTCAGCGGCATTTATATAATAATACTCCGAAA